CGGACATGTATTTGTCTTTGGGGCCATGCTCTGGATAACAGAGTTGAGCAACTAGTTTGCCTAGTGGTCGGCGTGGTTTGCCAAAGTTACATGTGTAAGATAGGGTTTCTATCTTGTTGCGCATGATTGTAATAACAGATTTGGTTTTAGATAAAACCATGTTGAAGCGTAGTAATGCAAACTTTTCGAAAAAGTCGAGAAAGTCGGTGAGTTCATTGTGGCTAAAGTGAGTGAAGCCAGAATTGTCGTCTCCTAGTATGAAGAAGGTGATTTCGAGAATTTGGGTAGGTGTGTATCCATATTCTAGAAGACCATAAGTAAGAAGAAATGCATTAGCAAAGGAGTCCAAATATTGGGTATTTAGTATACCGGAGGGGACGCCTGCTGTTGACCGGAGGTATGAGAATCCGTCAGCGGTGACGAAAACCATGTTGTTATACCATGTATGCATGAAATGTAGTAAATTTGACATGCGACGGTAAAGGTCATGTTCTGTAAGATCAGGGTAAGTGGGGTACTCGTAAGTGGGTTGGTAACCATGATTGATAACGATAAGATTACGAAGGTAATCTGTAAAGAAGAGGTCGGTGATAACACGTGGAACGCGTTGATCGAAGGAGGACCAGTCGATGGTGAAATAGGATTGAAAGGACTTGGCTAAAGAGTCAAGATAGTGGTTGGAGCCACGGATTGTTTCAAAACTGTACATAATGGCGGATTTGATTCCATTGATAGGATATCGAGCCATAACGTGTAGCGGAAATGTAGTCATTAATTCACACATGATGAAGAAGTCATCAGCTGCGTAAACAGGACGTTGTTTTAAGTTTCCGTCTCGGTCTGAGATGTGGTTGCGAGTAAATAGCATTGTTACATGTTTCTGAAAGAAAAGACGTAGTTGATAAACGTTTTCTTGATGTGAGTCAGAAGGTACGAAGGGGAATCCATATTCCTTGATGTGATGCATCCAGGTGCGTGAGAATTCATAAAGCGTATTGAAGAAATAGCCTTTTGAAGTGGGTCGTAATGCGTAGATGGGGTTTCGTGCGTAGTAAGCGTGGGTTCGGAAGAAAGCTGAGAAGCGTTGGAAGTATCCAGTGCCAGTAGATTTCGGAGTGTTACAAAATCGAGTGTCTACAAAGTGTAGAGGTAGGTAAGGTAATCCATTGAGGATCTTTGTTACAAGTTCGAGAACTAATTGTTTTCGGTTGTATTCGATTGGGGCGATGTATTTTTGTTCACGGTTGAAGTCGGTGAAGGTAGCGTTTGTTGTTCCAAGAGGTCGGCAGTATTTGTCGGTGTATATCTTGTAGTGATACCATTTGCGTTCAAGTAAATGTGAGATGAGAGGATGGAGTGAAAATCCAGATTCAGGAAGGTCATCGGTAGTATGGACGATTTGTCCAGTGTGGTAACGGTAGGGGAGAACGGTGAGACCAGGTTGAGGGTGTCGGTCTTTGGGTAGTTCATTGTCGGTAAGTGATCGATAAAATTCGAAGTCTTCGTTGCGGTTAACATTTGCGTTTTGGTAACGTTCGTATGTTTGTGCGAAGTTGTGTTCGTATTCAGTGGTGCGATGATATTCTGCGTCGTAGTTTCGAGCGGAATCGTAGTATCGGCGGAGATCGTAGTCTGTAGGACGGTCTGTTGAGTAACCAGATGATTCGTGATTAGATTGGTATGTTTGCCATTCTTTCTTTATGCGAAGGAGTGCTTCGTGTAAGTAATCGCGTAGTGGAGTGAGAACCATTGTATGCTGTGAAAAGGGTAGAAGGTTGGAGACATAAAGTCTTTCGAGTAGACGTG